ACGGATCCTACCTGCGTTGATGCCGATACCAGCCCTCTGTGAGACATAATAACCAATGGCCATATCACTAGTAAAAATGCTATCCAAGGTGTCGTCACAATCAACCAAAACACAAGACGCAAACTGCCGAAGAGGTGTTCGGACTCCTGCCATGATTGGCGTTGGGATGTTGATTTTGTGTTTGCTGATTGCGTTGTAGTACTCTCTGACATACTCTAGTCTATCCTCTGTGTAATTTTGGAATAGAGTGGCAGCAATCATCATGTACATGTATTGGGGAGTCTCATAGACTTCACCCGAACTACGATCTTGCACCAGATACTTATCAACTACCTGACGTAGACCAGCATATGTAAACAACATGTCTCGGTCATGATCAATGACACGATTCAATGCTTCCCACTCTTCATCACTATATTTACCAATGATGCCAGAGTCATAGATACCCTTATCTACACATTTTGTAGCATGCTCTAACAGAGCAGGGTATCCATTAGTCCATACAGGACCAAACACTTGCTTACGAAGACCGTACAAAAGCAGTCTAGCAGCAACAAATTGATAGTTAGGTTGATCCAAACTAATCAAATCACTTGCAGAACGTACAAGAATTTCTTGAATTTCTGCTGTGGTGATACCATCATAAAACTGAATCCCAGAATTCATTTCAACCTGAGAAGAACTGATGCCTCCACCAAGACCTTCACATGCTTCTTCTACGACTTTGTGGATCTTTTCTAGGTTCAAGGGTTCCACAGACCCATTACGCTTACGAACTTTTGTTCCGTGACCGTTGCTCATACTTTCTTCCAAGTGTTAAATTTAAGGGTTGCTTCTAATCCCTGATAGACATTAGATTCTACCAGAGATTGCACATCATGTCCAGCAAGATGCATGTCATTGATGTCTTTCTCTTTAATTTTAGATGGCCAAATGACTACCTTATCTCCTCTGTCAATGACTTTGGAGATTCGTGCAACGATCTCTCGGTTGCGTGGTTCATTATCAAAAACCCAAATATAATTGCTCCAACCAAACGTCCTAACATCAGCGTCGGACCCAGCCATAGCAACCGAGTTTTCCAAGAAGGTTGAGTCAAATGGTCCCTCTACAATGTAAATTGATTCTTGTTCATTAATTCTATCCTGTCCAAAGATCTTGGGTTGTCCCTCATCCAGCATGATCGTGATGTATCTTAGTTTTGCCTTAGGGGCTAGCGATCTGCCTTGGAATCCAAAAAGGTTACCTTGTTTGTCTTTGAATGGGATAATTATACGATCACTATCTTGTCTTAGGGTATCAAAAGTTTTCTTTTGTTGATTTGTCCATGCTTTAAATTTAGGACAATAATAGAAATAATCTAGATCTTTGATACCTCTTTTTTCAAGATAGATTCGTGCTGGGTGAGAACTATTTAGGTCCGATATTTTCTGTAAATCTGTATCTCGTTTTACAAATTTTGGTTCGCTAAAATTAAATTTAGGATTCGGTACAGTAGTTCCCTTGCCAGACTTACCTTCTTTAAATTTCTCCATGATGTATTGATCATGGAGGAAATTATCTTGATCCTTAATAAAGTTTGACAATGTTCTACCCATGCCACAATTGTGACATTTGAAAACAAAATCAGTCTTGATCTTAAACAAATATCCCCTCGCTTTATTCTTTCTCTTTTGCGAGTCGCCACAGTAGGGACACCTGAAATTATACAGGTCTGCCTTCTTGCGACTGAAGAGATTCAGACGAGGGGATATTAAGTTTATGTACTTGACATCAAGATAACTCACTAAGGGGCATCACCACTGAAGGTAGTTTACCCCCTACATGCAATGATGTCAAGTTTGTTTGTGACGGTTCAATAATCGGTCTAATAATTTTTTGTCCGACTGGAGAAACCATGAAACTAATAATAGCAAGACCACCAAAAATAGACCACATTTTCTTTTCCATGAGGCGAAGTCGCTCATCAATTTTTTTGATATCTCTTTCACAACCTTTTTTAATTTCCAATGATTGACGATTAACTTCTCTATGAAGACTCTCTACCTTTTCAAAAAGCACAGCGTCAATTCTATCTTGCTTATCTAACTTCTCATTGTGGACAGCAAGAAGTTTACCCATCTGTATGGAATTATCTTGCAATGATTCAACAACTTTTTCTAATCTTTCAATTATAGCGGTGTTGATATTAGTATTGTCGTCCACACATCCTCCTACTAGACGTTACGGATAGCAAAATCAAGAGCAGATTGATATGTAGTAGCATCTTTGTTTACCATATACTGGAACTGTTGCTTATGTGTATCATCTAGTTGTGCATAACAAGCAGCGATACGTTTCGCTGAAAAATTGTCTAGGTTTTGAGTGGAACCATCGCCAAACTGAATCTTCGCGAAGCTAGTTTCGCCTTGAGGATTGAGTTCGCTGGTTGCTACATCCAATGCTACCTGAATTACATCTTGATTTTCCATAATAGTTTCACCTTTTAATTCTACAGAGTTATTCAATTTAGAAAGTTTCTTAGTCTGACTAGTTGCTTTCTTTTTAAAGTCGGAAAGACGTGCCTTCATAAGAACGTCCATCTCTTTTGTTTTAGTTTGCATCTTCTTCTTAGCATCGTCACGCTTTTTCTGAAGATCCTTTTGACGGCTCAGTTTTTTCATCTGACCGATCTGTTTTTGTGCTCTCTCAGTTTCAGTGGGAGCACTTTCAGTGATGTTAGTGTCTAATTCCTCTTTCATTTTTCTACGTTGAATACGATTAAACAGAGCACGGGCACCAGATGTACGCCCATCAACCTTATCTTGGTTATTCTTTTTGTAACGACGATGCTGTTTAGGATTAACAAAGACAAAGGCAGGTGGCAGTGCAAGACCGCTACCATCTCCTGCTGTCATTTCTGAAATGTTATTCATATCAGATCCAGTTCCTTCAGACATGTTTCATCTATGTCATTATTTAGTGATGGTGGAAGTCTATCTAAAAACAATAGGAATGCTTTAAGAATAGACCAGTAAGATTTTTCCATTTTAAAAAACAACAACGGAGTTGCTGCATCACCAAACATATTGTATAAACAAATGATATGGTTTAATATCAAATGTTTTTTAAACTCCCCCGTAGTAGTATATCTACGAAGGAGTCTTTTGATGTATTTAAATTTTTTGATGTCTTCCTCAAAGTCAGCATATGTAACCGATTGAGGATTATCATAATTTTTAATAGCAAATAGGACCCAATTGTCCTGTGTCAATTCATCAAATTTCATTCATCCTCACTCGCTATCTGCTGCGATTGCGTCGTCTTCCTGAGTTTCATTAGCATTGATGTCAGCATTAGCAAGAGTAACTAGGTGTTCTGCCTTATGACGTGTTGCACCTGAGCTATCAGTAAATGTGTAGTAAGACCACCAACCAGGTGCATTAATTCCACGAGCTTTGTTAACTGCTAGTGATGCTTCCGTTTCATCAACGAAGACAACTGTTTTTGCTTGACTTGATGCAGCGATGCCTCTACCAGCCTTGGCGACGTTGGCATTGCTGTCAGTTCTTCCGTATAGAGACATGGGTTCTCCAGTAAATGACGTTAATCTAAATTTTATTTATAAGAAAGGGGGACTATTGTCCCCCGTACTATCACGCTTCGTCGCGTGTTTTGATTGCTTTGGTTACAACTTCTAGAAGTTGATCATCCATATCGGTCTTAGTCAGTTTAACTGCCTTGCCGAGGATAACCAGACAAATTTCAATCAGTTTCTCACCGAGTTCTTCATTCTCAGGAATTTTATTAATAGCATCAGTAATAATTTTAGACGCTAATGGAAGTAAAAATGATAACATGATCTTATTGCAAGGTGTGCATACTATTTATTTAACACCCATTTTTTGACCATTGTTATCATTAACCTGAGGCATAACCTCTACGGTTTTTTTCTTTTTCTTGTCCTTGCGTTCCGAGTCTTTACACTCACACTCCTCACGAAGTTGTTTAAAGTTCTTCATTTTTTCTTTGCCATACCAATGATCTTGGAAACTTTTTTACGACGTGCTAGAAGATACTTATCAGACTTATCATGATCTCCATCATTATCAACATCCTTATCTTCTTTACCTACAGGATCAAGTTTCTTTTCTTTGATCTCTTCTCCCTCTGGTTCAAAACCTGCCTTAACACAATTGTCTACAGTCTTACCACCTTTCTTCTTCGTTCCTGCCAGTTTATATCCTTTCCAGCATGCCTTACCGTCTAGACCTTTTGCTTTTTCAATGATGATTGTCTCACCATCAACTTCAATCTCATGAGATTCTAGAATTTCCTCAGTAGATTCAGCGACTGACTTTTCTTTCTTGTCAATTTTCTTTTTCTTCTTAGTAATATCTTCAGTTTCAGCACCGTGTGACTGAGGATCCATACCCTCAAATGCTTCAGGAATATTACTACCTTGGAAACAATTTCCATCCATCCATTGTGTATACATCTCCATTAGAGATGTAGAGTAAGCATCATTATGTACTACTTTATTGACAGGTCTCTGCTTATCCATTGTTTAAAATTGAAGATCTTCTATGGTCTATTTATAGCACGAATGTCCTTCACCCACTCTCTAAACATTCTTCCGTCCTCTGTAACCACGATTGCATAATTTACACCAGTGCGATGGACAGTTCCTTTGTCACCAGTTCTAGCAGACATAACAATATCTCCCTTTGTGATTACATCATTCTGACGATGTGCCTGACGGAGTGCTTGTTCTCTCAGTTTTTTAAAATCTTTCATTTAGCACTTCCACTTTCGTAGTGCCAATGCTTTACGTGTAGGTTTACCTTTCTCATCCTTCATCGGTCCTTTAACACCACCCATTCTAGCACAGAAAGATTTTTTTCTAGGACCACCTTCAGGTTGTGGTCTTTTTAAATCACTGCCAGGATTTTCTCTCTCATATGACTTACGACCTTTCTCGTTTAGTCCACCAGATTTGTTCTTACCCTCTTTACGTTGCCAAGCACCCTCAACATTTAATGTTTTAGGGTAATCTTTGCTACCTTTTTTAGCAGGTGCTTCACCACGCTTACGTTTAGCGTGAATATTATCCCATAATCCTCTTTTTTTGGCTTCAGCAATAAATTCAGTATATGTTTTCATTTGAAATTAGCAGGTAGATTTGCTTTTATCTCTTGCATGAGAGCACGGCAATCATTATCATTTAATGTTCTGGGGATACCTGAACGAAATGTTTTGAAGTCACCAGCAAATGCTGCACGTCTCATTTTCGTTCCAGAAATAGCAAAAGTATCACCATCGGCATCTCTACTTCCAGAAGATTGTATATCAATCTTACGGAATGAGAAATCTTTACCATTATATTTATGGAGAAATTGCATGGCAGAAACCCTATCTGAACCTACAAGGAATATTACTTCGTTGTACCCAGCAAGCATAAGATCTTGTAAGATAGCAACAGGTTGTTTAGGTCCAGAAAATATTTTACCACGATGTTCTGGAAACATCTTATTCATATAAAACAACTTACGATCTGGCGGTAATGGATTACTGCCTTTCTTATCTACAGTCTGTGAAATATAAATGCGATAGTCATGACCACCTGCTGCTTGTTTTACACCAGCAAAATTATCCTTGTGTCCTGTAGTAGGTGGTTGAAACCTACCAAACGTAAAGTAGCACTTATTACAATTTAACGCCATTGCTTCTGCAGAGTGAAGTTGTTATATGCAAACTCCAAGCGATTAACAAACTTAATCATACTGCCATCTTTATGCAGAACATATCCCTCAGGAGTCGTAACCTTGTATCCTTTATCAGTCTGAACGTATGTTCTAAACTCTTCTAAATGGTCCAGTTTATCTATAACCATTTGCTTCACTGTTTGTAGTTCTTTGTACAGTGATAGCATTGCTTTGAACTTGTCCTTATTTTCCTCAACATATAATTGACTACCATATACAAGATTTCTTTTTGCTGTTAAGTTTGCAACTGTTTTAATTTTTGCTAACTCTTTTTCCATCTTGTCACCATAGAAATTAAGCATGTTATACATGGCATCTTCTACGTTTCCAATGGTGCGAGCGTTTTTAATCTCATTGTTAAAGAACTGCTTTAAGTATGATGCAATATGAAACTTCTTATCTCCTGTAGTACCAGTTTTTGCTACCAATTCATCAAGAAAATAACCACATGATTGACACATACGTTCAATTTTAGAAATATGATTATCAAATTTTTGCATCTCAATTGAATTAAAACCAACCATATGCATTGGAGTGTCATTTTTTACTACTAATGCATCATTAGATCCATCTACTTCAGCCCCTGCAAGTGCTTGCATAGATTGAAAATCATCACCTCTATAGTGTGTATGAAATACCACTCCAATCTTTGATCTACCTGCAGCTATTCCAATGGGATGATCTGTAGGAATACCATACGTAATAGTATTAGGTCTAAATGTGTATAGTTTTTCACCTTTAATAGTTTCAGTTTTTAAAGTTGAACTAGTAAATAATAAATCACCCTGTACTATTCCTTTTATACCAAGGGTGGAAAAATATCTCAAAGAAAATTTTAATTTCTCTGCTAAATCTCCTTCATAATACATATCAACATCAACATCGGTATAGCAAATCTTTGGAGTTTTTGCAAACACTGACTTAGTACCTACAAAAAACATACCACTGTTGGGATCAGTACCACATATAACAGAAGGAGCACCATCCCATTTAGTTTGCATGAAACCACTGCTCTCTTCTTGACCCAACATCTTACGAAGTTCTTTTAAAAAAGACACAGCAGCTTTACAACCCTCAACTCCATAGTTAAGCATCTCATCTTCTAGATGTTCTAGGTGTTTTAGTTGTTTAATGTTTGCCATTAGTCGTTAAATACCGTCTCAATACTTTCACCCTTCATCTTATATCCCGATTGCAATTTGTCTGGATACACACGATCTGGATCTGCTTTACTTCCCTTATCAGATGTGTTTCTAATGTTAAATGACATGTCTAAAAGGGGTGTTTTTAGATTAATATTTACTCTCTTGGCACCACCAGTTTCACCACCATATGATATTGATACGTTACTAGCATTAGATGCCTTGTTCAAAAATGCTTCATCAATTTCTAGATGTTTTATCTTACCCTTATTTAAATGAACATAATGATATCCATATCCCAATGAACCTTTAATAAGTTCTCTTAGTAATCCCTTATTATAATTTGGAGAAGTATCTAATACTTTAAATTTTCTATTGCCTGCTTGATACTCATTGAAAGTTTGACATAATAATTGCTCATCCAGTCCAAAAGTTTTCATTAAAGCTTGTCCAGCTACAGTTTTAATCTGAGATTCTTTTACCTGTTCAACTGGAAATACCTCTTTCTTCAATCCAAGATTAGATAAGTTAGTAGTTCCACTCATCTTTAGTGAGAGGTAATACTTATGTAATGGTTTTCCTTTACACTTAGATTCTAATGTTAAGTCGGTAACTGTTGCACCAATGTTATATCCTGTTGATGGAGATGCAGTTCCAATTTGCCAATGTCCACTGACAATCTTCATGGGTCTGGGTTTATTCTCTGCACCTTCTGCGATTACTCTCACCGCAATACAATCTTCAAGGTGGTAATGTTTTACTAAACCGTAAATAAAATCTTTATACTTATTACTTGCTAGGTCATCTGGATTTTCAATCCAATCATTAATACCTGCTTCTAACTGTTCTTCAAATAAATTACCTCTATTTCCTGTTCCTCTATTGCCTCTACTACCATCACCAAAATCAAAATTAAGAGTACTAATTTTTAACTTCCTTTTTATTTCTGCTTTGGTAAATTCTGTCTGTAATGCTCTAGCAATCTTTACTGCTTTTTTATTTTTTGGATTAAACGCAAGAGGATTTTCCATGCCATATGTATTGACAAGATAATTCCACAATCTTAATGCCTCTGCACCAGCAAGATTATCCATGTGCTTCACAGAAGCACCAGCATCAGAAAATGTAGACGGTATTAAATTATACGCCATAAAAAATCTCCCCGTCTAGTTATTTAGAGGGGAGATCGTTAAGATAATCCTTTTCACTTTGATAGGGATGCGTTTGTCCTGACCATATTCTATACCCTTCATGCAGTTCTGGCAAGAGCCACTGGTCTACCCTGTAACAATATTGCCAGTTGACTGGTTGAATACAATTCATTACCGTCACTTGCCAAAATGCTACAAGGTGAATCCAAAAGGATAACATTAGCGATCATTCGCAGCACGAACTTCAGACCTTTTAATTTCAAAAGAACCGCCAGGATAACGCTTCTCAAGTTTCTTTACGTTGCGTTCAATGACTTCATCAAAGCTGACATCCAAAGCCATTGTTGCCTGAGCGACATACCATAGAATATCACCCAACTCAATGATAAGATGCTCACGATTGTCCTCGTTCCATGGTTTTCCTTGGAATACCATTTTCTTAATGATCTCAAGGAACTCACCACCCTCAGCATTAATTCCAACACCACTAGTAAGCAGTCTCTCAATATTGGCACCTTGTCTATCAAGCTCACCAATACGGTCAGCGAAATCAACAAAGTTTGTAGAACAATCTGAAGTAACTGCTGCCACAAATTCTTCATAGCGATTAAAGTTAATAGTCATAATTCAAGAGTAAATGTGTTGTTGTAGAAATTCGTAAGATGTTGGAAGTTTAAGAACTATTCCTTCTATCATTTTAGCATGATTTTTAAAATCTTGGTATAATTTATCGGCATCTTTTCCGAAATTATTACTTGATGATCCTGATTCTAATACACCATAAAGATAATTTGCATATGGGACATGCCCCATACCCGCCATGATATAGTGAATACCATGTTTTTCAGGATCCCATCTATGTGCTAGAGAATGGAATTGATGTACGTTTTCATACCAAACTGTTGATCCATTTTCATATGAGAAATGCATTTTATTCTCAGTAAATAATCTTGGATCAGAAAGTTTAAACCAATCTTTAATTTCAGTTTGGTATTTCCAATAGGGAGTATCAGATCTTTGGGAAAGTTTGTAGTGAAGAGAAACAAAATACATGTATCCAGTCACAACTAACTGACATGCATAGTTGTAAGAATCCCTATCAAAACCAGTAATATTATAGTTACGTCTATCAAGAATTTCAACTAATTGTTGAATCATTTCATGAGTAGAAACAAGTCCTGTAGATTCTAGTGGTTCAATAAAACCATAAGCAAGACCAACTCCCACTACATTCTTGACCCAACCTCTTTCTCTTACGCCATGACGAATATTGATCTTACGAATTTCAATATCTTCATTACCTACATGTTGTTTGAACTCTTTTTCTGCATCATCATCACTGATAAAATCACTAGAGTAAACATATCCAGATCCCATGCGATTCCACAGAGGAATATTCCATGACCACCCACTGCTTAATGCTGTGCAATTAGTAACATTACGAATCTCTTTAGTTTTATCTTTATATGGTAGATGAGTTGCAATAGCTTTATCATTATCCAACCATGGTTTAAAAGAAATGAACTCCGATCCCATTTCTTTTTCTAGAAGTAAAGATTTAAATCCTGTACAATCAACATAAAGATCTGCAGAGTACTCGGTTCCAGAATCACCTACTAAAGAAGTAATGAATCCGTCTTCATCTTTTTTTACAGCAACAACATCGTCAATATAATGTTTTGCTTTCTTACAAAAACGGTTTTTAAGAAACTTTCCAAAAAGACTAGCATCAAAATGGTATGCTGTATCTCCTTTAAAAGAAAATGCTAATGTATTATCAGAATTGGTAGTCATCCTATTGTGTTTTGCTAACCAATAAACATGGTTCATAAACTCACAAAAAGAATCTGGTCCTAAGTCATATTTTGCACGGACAACAGACCAAGCACCAAATGATTCTTCTGTATGAGCTCCTCCAAATGGATACTCAAACACTTCACCATTACCATCCCTAAAGTTAGTAAACCTAATTGAAGTTTTATAAGTGGCGTTGCAATGTGGCATCCACTCTTTGTCTTCAAGACCAAGAATTTGAATCAAGTAATCATTAAATTTAGTAATGGTAGATTCTCCTACTCCAACTGGATTAGAATTCTTTCCTTCAAGAACAGATACTTTAATATCTTTACCAAATTTTTTACATAAAGCAGCAGCAGTCATCCAACCAGATGATCCACCACCGACTACCATAATACTTTTAATTTTCATACATTCCACTCGGCAAATTTAGACAATCTAGTTTGAGATTCTGCAAACTGGGAAAACTGTTCTCCAGTATCATCCTCATTAATTCCAATTACAGATGCATCATCAGCAACATCATACAACCTCATCTTGGATCTGTCAATTCCTACCATGAATTTCCTCGTGGCAGCCGTTTCGTTGTACCTGTTTTTGAGTTGTTTAACCATGATGCGACCTTGCTGTTCAAGTTCCTCAGTAGATATAAGGGCAAACATAAGATCTGCAGTAGCAGGTAAACCAAAAGACTCAGAAGTATCGGTAAGATCGGGATCACTATTTCCAAAACCAGAGCGAGTAGTCTGAGTAGCACTAATGATAGGTACATTGCACTCAACAGCAAGACCACGCAGTTCTTCAGCAATCGCTTTAACGTACGTGTAACTATTGACAATCG